AAAAATCAACCACTCTTTTATCAACAAAGTGTTAAAACACTATGAAGTACCAGAGGCGGGATTCGAACCCGCAAGGCTATAAGCCATTTGATTTTAAGTCAAATTTGTCTACCAGTTCCATCACTCTGGCATAAACAGTTCTTTGTCTCTTTCATTATTTATAATATACACATAAGAAAAAAGCATCAGTGCGTCTACCAATTCCGCCACTCGGGCTTATTCTCCGTTGTCTTCGTCGGGTTCATAAAATTCTTTGGCATCCACTTCGCGTTTTTCAAACTTTTGGATAACTTCACGATCCATGAGTTCAAGAATGCGAGTTTTAAACTTCTCCTTCTCAAGCATTGTTATCCACTTGGAGGGCTGGAACTTGTCTACCGTACCATCCTCGTGGTGGAGGGAATACCAAGATCCTGAACTAGAAAGGTGCTGAGAACTCTTGATTGCATCGAACCAGGATGCTTCGTCTTGAACACCAATCTCGTCGCCCCATAGAATTTTAAAGTTACACTGTCGACCTTGAGTTCCAAAGCGAGACTTCTCCAGCTTCACCTTGACCTCGGATCCAATCCGATAGCCCTTGTCATCGACCACAAAGCTTGCCTTTGCCTTCCGACCAGTCAGCCAGATACGGAGTGAGTAGGCATAAATCATAGCCTTCCCGCCAGGTGTCATATACGGTGTCGTCATGGCTTCCGAAGGTGAGCGTGTAATATTCGCTTTCAACTGGTTGAGCACCAGAAATGTCGACTGCGAGTTGGCGATGGGAACTGTCAGCTTCGACATTCCCTTAGACAAGATGCGAGCCTTCATAGCCATTGAAGATTGAGGATTAAAATCCCCCTCGATATCAGAAATGGCTGGGGTCAGCGCTAAAGAGTCCCAGATAAAAAGCATACGATTTTCGCCACCCCCCATTAACTCCTCGATGGTCTCCAGCACAAACTCTACAGAGGTAGCCTGCACATAGAGTAGGTTCTCAAGATCGCAGCCACTATTCAACAAAAATGTGGGATCAATGGCAGACTCTGAATCGAAATACACCACGTCGATCCCCATCTTTTGTGCATTTGCTGCAACTTGAGCCGCCAAATAGCTTTTGCCTGTTGCTTCAAGGCCAGCAATCTCTGTAATTTTGCCAACTGGAATGCCAGCGAGCTTACCTTTACAAATAATTGAATCAAGCCAGCGAGAGCCCGTTGGAATCCAATCTTTGACTTCCGTGGGGTTTTCATTTCTCAGGTCATGCGCCACTTTCATGCCTGCTTTGCGATTAATGATATCGCGCATCTTACTGATAGACAGTTTGCCTGCTTTCACTGCTTTCATCGACCTAGCCATAGCTCGCCTCGTATAAAAAAATGGATGAGGCACCTGATAACCCTGTGCCCCCCTGTGGGTTATGTCACATTACTCGGTAGGAGTTTCACCAATGTCATTATCTGCTTCTGCTTCCACAACTTCGACGGCGGGAACAACCTCGTGACTTTTATCATCAGAGTTACCCTCCACAGTCGAGTGCTTATCAGAAGTAACAACAACTTCAAGTGGTTCATCACTTGCAGCCGCCACATCGCTGATTGTATTCGCATTGTAAACGAACAATCCAATCAGCGCTGCGCCAACAGCAGCAATGCTACCAAAGACATAATTACGACTTATATTCACTGTACAAACCTCCTTATTCAGTAGTTTCTGTGGTCAACCCGGTGTCTAGACCTGTGTCTTCTCCCGTGTCAACGTCCGTATCGGTGCATGTAGTGGTCACAGTTTCAGTTGTGGCAGTATCTTCCACCACTTCCTCCTCTGGACTACAGCCAGCCGCCATAACAGCTACCAGCATAATAGCAATTCCCGCGACGGCACCCAAGATGCGGTCACGATTAACAAAATCGAACATACTAATTTTTTCTCCTTTAAAGTAGGGCACCTGTAACGCCGTGCCCGACCTGCGCGTCGGCTATCGTTTCGGACGCATCGCTCTAACCGAGAAACAATACGCGCCCCCCACTCTGGTCTGCGGGGTCCACTTGATACCCGCAGACCAAATGCTGCGGGGTGTGAGCCATAACAATTAGGCTCTCAAAGGCGTAAAAGCAGCTTTATGCACTCTGTTGCAAGAGGTCATCAAAAGCTGCCTTTACCTGATCTGTCTCGTTGGACGAATACTTTGCCACTTCAGTGTTCCCCGAAGAGGCACTTTCACCGGATTCTCCTGCCAACCACTCATCGAGCATCGCACCAACCTCAGCCGGTGTCTTGCGCTCAAAGAGCCCATCAAAATCAGGAATGTTCTCAAGCCACTCCAAAGCCTTGTCGGAGCCTCCTGCTTCCTCAGCACACAACGGAGAGGTACGCCGACGTGGCGTAATATTGGTGGACGGGAAACGGTCCCCAGGTGCCTTGCCATACTTGATAACAAGGTCGGTGCCTTCGTCGGTGTCTGTAATATCACCGTAATCTGGATTGAGAACCAACTCAAGAAGCTGCTGATATGCCATCTTCCCGAATCCCCAGATGCGAACACCCTTATCTTCTTCTCCTCGAACAAGGACCGGCGCAAAGAACCGCTGGCGTGCCATAAGGTTCTTGGCCATCTTAATGCTGTCGTCGGTGCCCTCGTTAAAGAGACTCCGAACAAATTCATCAAGAGGGTCGGCCTCTCCATAGTTCTTCTTGGGGCTCAAGAATCCATTGTTGCTCCCAAGATTATAGTGAAACCAAAACTCCTTGAAAGGATCGCCGTCTGCGGTCGGAACGATACGAATCGTCTGTTCCCCATCTTGCGGCTTCCAGAAGACGTTGCTTCCACCCTTGTTCTTCAATGCCGCGAGCTTTGCTCGCATTCTCTCAATATCGATACCCATGTTTTTTTCTCCTATTTATGGTTAAAGTCAAAACGGCTAATCTCCCGTTTTGCTACATACAATGTATCACGAAGTCTTGTTATTGTCAAGAAAATAGTCAAACTTTTCCACGTCCCCTCGGACAGTGTTCCAGTTGAAAACCCTGAAGCCCTCCTTGTCAATATCCCAGACAAGCTCTACATTTTCTTTGAGGGACCGCTTCTTTCCGGTACCCTTAATGTGTTGTGCAAGCCAATTCTCTGGCATTTCATCTGTCCGAACAAAACGAATATGTCGTTCAGACCCATCCTTTTTCAAAAAGGTAGCTTCATAAGCTGTCATTGTCACTCCTGCGCTGGTTGAATGTGTGGCGTATGTGCCGCACAAAGAATAAAATTTTTGTTGTACTCGCTAGAATAAATGGCGTAAGAACCCCTAGCGCTCTCTTCTGTCAAGTTTTTAACTTGCTCGTTGATCTTTTTAAGCAGTTTGCCACTGGATATAAGATCCTCGTTTTTCAAGACATAATAATAGCTCTTTTCTCGTACCTTGTCAAGGGGAAAAAACAGCTTTTCTTCTCCGCTCTCCAAATCCACAGTTCCAAGGGTGGAAATGCGACAAGTTACTTTTGTTTCATTGACCTTCCCCATCACGGGTTCTGTGTGCCTCAATACATTGTATGTGTGGAAGGCCCAAACGATAAGCTCATTTAATTTGTCGTAGTATCCGATGATAGGAACGTCTCCCAGTATGGCCTCGACCACATCGTTGTCAATCGCAATGAATCTTTCGAATACGGCTGAACGTGCATATTCCTGCAAGACTCCAAAGCAGACATGCTGCATGGTTGCCTTTGCGCTATCCAAGGTGCTCAGATTTGGCTTGATATAGAGAATTGTGATCTTGCAATGTTTGATTTGCTCCAATATGGCCAAGCAGGCACCCGCAACCTTGGCCCCTCCCGATACCACGAACACCACTTCCCCACTAATACCCCGAAAAAATGTTTCCATCAAAGGGACGCTCTCTTCATACTTCTCGGGGTCACCCTGTTCTGGAATATAAAATACTCTGCTCGCGCCTGCCACCTCCTGATGGCTGGCACCTGCGTCAATCTTATAAACCGTATATTGTGGGTATTGTGACAAAGCATCGGCTATAGAGCAACCGGCTTTCCCCAGACCAACAATGTTCATTAAACCCTCAGTTCTTTCGATACCAATTTTAAAGCTTTCGCATTCGTCTTAGCTATTTCATCAATCTTGTTCAGTAACTTAACACGTTGAGCTTCATCTTGCAACTTAGAAGCCTTTTTTTCTATTCGTTGACCAGTTCTTGTGAGGTGCTCCTCAAGGCCCTCCTCATAATTCATCAGAATCTTCTCCACCATATCGTCTGCCCTCAAGCGACCATTCAGGTCCAGGGTAAGCGCCAATGCAACGATTCCCTGTGCGAGCTTGGCGAGGGTGATGTCGCCTGTCATGCCGCTCTGTTCCTTCATCGCAGGGTGAATCTGGATGTCTTCGTCTCCCAGCACATAGCGTGCCATATCCAGCAGGAACGTTTTTGGGTTGCTGCTGACCATCTCTAACTCAACACCCTTTCTCAAGCGGCTTGTTACAAGCTTCCCATTCTTGGTGCGCGCAATCACGCCCTCGGTGCTAATGGAGAATGGGAAGAAGTCGCCCAAAGCTTTATAAAGTTTCCCCATCGTGTATCCTTTGATCCCTCGCTCGGGTGTATACCTTGTTGAGAGCCATTCAGCGTAATCAGGAAACGTAATAACCGTATCGATCTGAACGAAAACGTCAGGGTGGGCTTCCAGAATAACCATGAATGGATCACCACGTTGGCCCTCCCCGCCCAGAGTCTCATAAACATCCACTTCAGGAGTTACAGATGGAGAAGCCAAAAACTCAAAAAATAGCTTCCGATATTTTCTGCGAGTTGCGTTTTCTTCTTTTCGCTTCTCTGTGTAGGAATCGGACTGGGACGGAGGCAGCGGGAACTCCACGAGGTAGTCCACATCACCGTAGACGACATCACTATTGTCTTGCAGGTCACTCTGGACGTATGAAACGGACCCCACAGGGCGCAAGGGACGGACAACAGTTTGGTTCTGCTCCCCCAGCCAGTTATTGAAGTCGGCCATGACCCTCTTGTATACGTCCACAGACTTCACCACCAGTTCTGGTGTCAGGCGAGCATCTGTTTTGGCCGACTTGATACCCCCTTCATTGACGAAGTTCTGCCAAGCTTTCATGTGATTCATCATATATCTCTCCGTCTATAATTAGGCTGCAATGCCGAAATCGGAACCTTCTTTGGCATTAACGAGATAATTGCCGAACCTCGTCTGTGAGAAAGTTTCCTTCAGCCTCGGCAGCAAATGCATCTCATTCACGTTCATATCGAGGACAACCTCATCGTGGATCACGAAGGCAATGCAAGACTCAAAGGGTTCCAGCATCTCATCCAGTTTAACAGCCTGCTCCATGACCATATCACTTGTTGTGCTTTGGATCAAATAATTGAGTGCCTTTCTCTCCTCCACTTTCATGCTCCTGCCATAAACTGTGCTCACAGCGGTGCCATCCCAATATTTATTCAAGACCCCTTCACGGTCATAGGCTCGACTCGAAAGATGGTCCTTAGAATCGGGATTATACAGCCAAGAGAAAATGCGTTTCTTTGCCTTTTCTCGACTTCCAATTTTACGGTATACGTTATGTAGGTTCCACAAGTGAACGTCCTCCACGGGCTGCTCAGAGCCCCCTAAAGCCATAAAGGTTCTCAACTCTGCGCCGTTAAAGTCAAATCCAACAAAAATGTCGTTTCGAGGCTCCAAGATTGAACGCATTTCCTTGGCGAGGGTCAGAATGGGAAAGCTATTCTTTTTTGTTGTCAGCCTCCCTGTCTTTGTGCCAAACAGATTGTATTTGCAATAGGGTTCAATGTTGCGAAGTTTTCTGACAGTCTCTCGAACACCTTTCCGATGCATCTGTGCTCTCAGGTTGGCTGGGCTCAACTTCAATCGTTGAAACGCAATCTTGTGAAGCAGCTTGTTGGTCGCCAACAGATAATCATAGTTCGCAGGACG